CAATGAAGGCTCTTTCATAGACCCAGATGCACTAATGGAAAAACATGAGTATATAGAAAAGACTGGTAATACATTCTTTGATAAATTACCTAAATCTATGCAAGAGGCATTAATTAATCATACAAAGAACTCACTCACAAATACAGATGTTAAATGGACTTCCTATCGTGACTGTCCATTCTTCCCAAAACAATTAGAAACTGAATACAGAACTATTAGTGGAACTGGCTGGTATTATAAAATGTATCAGATTATGGTGGCACTGGCAGGAAATGCGATTAAGTCTAAATACCCTATAACAAGTAAGGAAATTGCATGGATGTGCAGAGAACTTGATATGGATACTGGAAACTGGTACGACAAGAGACCTCTTGATAAAGAGGCCGAACGTGCCCTAGATTATGTAATGAGGAACCAACTATGACACAATATGATGAAACTGTAGAAAGACAAAGGCTTCTATTAGAGGCCGAAGATTGGGCGATGGGAGTTAAATCACTTCACGTCCATTGTTTTACTTCTATGTGGTATGATGATAGACCACAGGATACAAATCACGGTAAAGAAAATGTTACCGATGTTGAATATAACTGCGGCCTCATTAAAAGAAGTAAGGGCGGTAAACATATCCATACCTTTGGTAAGGCACTAAAAGGGCAAGAGTTGTTAAACCACTATATAAGGAACACTTAATGAAAAGAATGTGGCAAATTTGGAAATATGCCTTAGGGTCATTTAATGATGAAGATACCCGGCCGGTAGAAGACCAAATCACAATTATTAGAACCATAGTTGTATTAGTCAATTTACTTTGTGCTATTATGATTATGGCGAATATTATAAGGAGTTGGTCATGAAAAATATAACAGTTGTTGGATCGGGGTATGTCGGTATGGCTAATGCCACAATGTTGGCAAAATATAATACTGTTACTATTTTGGATATCAATAAAGAACGTGTGGATATGGTTAATAATAAACAGTCTACTGTTGAAGATAAATGTATCCAAGATTATTTGAATAATGAAGTATTATCCTTAACTGCCACTACCGATGCTGAAATGGCATATACTGATGCTGACTGGGTAATCATTGCAACTCCTACAGATTATGACGAGACCAAGAATTACTTTAATACTGATAGTGTTCAGTCTTGTATCAGAGATTGTATATCATATAACCCAGATGCAAATATTGTAGTAAAGTCCACTATTCCTGTAGGATTCATTGACAGTATGCAAAGAAAGTTTGGCAAATTTAATATCCTATTCTCTCCAGAATTTTTACGAGAGGGTAGAGCACTACGTGATTGCTTACGACCAGAAAGAATAGTCATAAGTGATAGAACTGCTGTAGGTAAAGAATTTGCAGAGATTGTAACTGAGGCTATTATACCCGAATATCCAATGGCCCCTGTGTACTTTACAGGTAAGAAAGAGGCCGAATCAATTAAACTCTTTGCCAATACATACCTTGCAATGAGAGTTGCATTTTTTAATGAATTGGATATGTATGCAGAATCACTGAAAATGAACTCAGAGGAAATTATCTTAGGAGTAACAGCAGATTCCAGAATTGGTAAAGGTTACTGTAACCCTTCTTTTGGGTATGGTGGTTATTGTTTCCCTAAAGACACTAGACAATTACTTGCCAATTTTAGAAAGCAAAGAATCCCTAATAAAATTATCCAGAGCATTGTATACGCAAATGAAAATAGAAAAGATTGGATAACCAATAAAATTTTACAATGTGATGGCGTATCAGTAGTAGGTATTCACAGGCTGGTAATGAAATCTGGTTCTGATAACTATAGGTCTTCTGCAATACAAGGTGTTATCATGCAGTTATTAAATAATAATATTAAGGTTATCATATATGAGCCAAGTCTAAATACAAAAGAGTTTATGGGTTGTATAGTGGAAACTGACCACGAGAAATTTAAAAAATTATCGGATCTGATTGTGACTAATAGGCTCGATCGAGATTTGGATGATGTGCTAGACAAAACTTATACAAGGGATATATTCAATGACAATTAATGAATTAATAGAAAAGACAGAACAATGGCATTACGACCGTAACCTAATTAACGGTGCTACTGATAAAGACCAAGTGCTAAAACTAATCCAAGAGGTTGGAGAGCTCTCAGATAACGTATGTAAAGGACAAGATATCCGAGACGATATTGGAGATATAGTGGTGGTGCTAATTAATATCATGGCACGTAATAGCTTGACGCTAGAAGAGTGTTTAGAAGTTGCCTATAATGATATTAAAGACCGTAGAGGTAAAATGGTTGATGGAATCTTCGTTAAAGAGTGTTGACAAATTACTCCAAATGTGTTATAATATAACTAATAATTAAAGGTAATCATATGAAAGAAAAGGTGTTAGTAATCGGTGGAGCTGGTTTTGTTGGTTCTCACTTATGTAAACAACTTGCAGATATGGACTATGATGTAGTGTCGTTGGATAACTACTTTACTGGCAGTAGCTCTAATCATCATGCAGGTGTTCAATACTTAGAAGGTAATGCATCTGATATATTTCACATCTTTGGCTATGAACCCTTACAGTTTAATTACATCTTTCACTTTGGCGAATATGCTAGAGTAGAACAATCATTCGATGATTATAAAACGGTAATGGATTTTAATTACCATTCCTTTCCTAAAGTCCTAGAATTTGCAAGTCACTCTAAGGCCAAATTTATCTATTCCGGTTCATCTACTAAGTTCTCTGTTGGAGAAGATGGCAAGATGATGAGTCCATATGCTTACACTAAAGCACAGAATACAGAATTCCTTAAGGCCTATGCTGAATGGAATGACCTAGAATATGCAATTGTATATTTCTATAATGTATATGGAGACGGAGAAATTTCCGATGGTAAGTATGCAACTGTTATTGCCAAATTCCTAAAACAAATAAAGGAAGGTGCAACTGAACTTACTATTACAAGACCAGGGACTCAGAAAAGAAATTTTACCCATATTAACGATACTGTTGATGGATTAATCAAAGTTATGCAATATGGTAAAGGAGATAAATGGGGTATAGGTAATAATACTGCATACTCTATGTTAGAGGTTGCTGAGATGATGGGAGCAACTCCTGTCATGACACCAGAGAAACCTGGCAATAGAATGGCTGGTGAAGTGCATAATGAAATGCTAGTAGCAATTGGATGGAAGCCTAAAGTTGACCTAAAAGATTATATAAAGGAGAGGATAAATGAACAAACCAATTAAGAAACAAAAGGGTATATGGATACCAGAAAAGGAAAATTGGAACGGGTGGAGTGTAAATTATGAAAGTAGGGAATATCAAAAACTACAATCACAAGGAGTTATACCTACCGGCAATTCGTTCTTTACTGAAGAAACCAAAGGGTCTCTATGCTTAGATGTTGGGGCTCATGTAGGTATCTGGACAAAAAGATTATCAAGAGACTTCTCGGAAGTTATAAGTTTTGAGCCATTACCCAAACACATAGAATGTCACAAGGTGAATTGTGATGGTTTAACTAATGTCACTCTACACGAATGTGCATTATCCAATGCTGATAGTGAAAGTATTATGTCTACAAAGGATTTTAATTCTGGCATGTCAAGCTTAGGAGACCGAGGGTTTAAAAACAAAGAGCAATTTATTGTTAAAACAAGAACCCTAGACAGTTTTAATTTTCCTGCAATAGATTTTATGAAAATAGATGTTGAAGGTTTTGAAGAACAAGTATTGGAGGGTGGTAAAGAAACAATCGAAAGGTATAAACCCAAAATATACATTGAAATATGGGATAAAAATGTGCCCACTGTTTCTAAGATTCTTACTGATATGGGATACTCTCTTACAAAGATGAGTCAACAAAATTATTTGGCGGTGATATAATGGATTATGGTAAAATATCTTTATGGATAGCAGCTGCAGTGGTTGGTATTCTTACAGTCCCCCATGCATTTGCATCGGATGAAAATGGTGAAGCATACTGTATGGCAAAAAACATTTATTTTGAGGCTGGTAATCAACCCGTCGCTGGCAAGATTGCTGTATCACAAGTTGTATTAAATAGAGTTTATTCTGTTGCATATCCAGATAATGTATGTGATGTAATATATCAGGCCCAGTGGAGAACTAATTGGAGAGG